TATAAATTAGTAAATATAAATATATCAGCAAGTATTGCAATAGAACCAATTACACAAAATATTGGTTGTTTAGATGGTAAAAGTATTCAAGAGATTGGTGGTGACTTAGTATTTTTAGCACCTGATGGCATAAGAACACTAGCAGGTACAGCAAGAATTGGTGACGTAGAGTTAAGTACAGTTACTAGAGCAATACAGCCTGTAATGAAAAACATTGCAGATAATATTGGAAGTTTTAATGTAAGCAGTATTGTTATACGAGATAAATCGCAGTATCGTTTATATTATGGAGATTCTTCTTCTGGAAGTTCTGCAAGAGGAATAATAGGTACTTTGAAAACTACACAACAAGGAACACAATTTCAGTGGTCTGAAACAATAGGTATAGATGCAAGTGCTGCAGCAGTTTCAGGCTTTAACTCAAGCGGTGTTGAAAAATATTATCATGGTGATTACAATGGAAAAGTATATAATCACGACACAGGAGACAGTTTTTTAGATTCTGGTGGAACAGCAACAAATATTATAGCTAAGTATCAGACACCAGACATTGATTACGGAGATTTAGGAACTTTAAAAACTCTTAAGTATGTAAAAGTTTCTATAACTCCAGAAGGAACAGTTGATACAAGTTTAAGAATAAGATATAATTTTGATGATCTAGATAGTCCACAGCCTACAGATTATTCATTATCAATACCAAAACCTTCGTTGTTTGGAACAGCAGTTTTTGGTTCTACAGCAGGTCATAAGTTTGGAGCAGCAACAGACCCAATAACTAGACAATCAGTAGAAGGCAGTGGAAAAAGTAATTATTTTAGAATATTTAGCGATAATCAAAATTCACCTTATACAGTAAATGGAATATATATAGATTACGTACCTTCAGGGAGAGAATAAAACATGGCACAAAGTTATACAAGACAAAGTACGTTTA